ACTTCCTCGATAGAGCAGGGTTAAAACCTGTCGAGAGGGTGGAGCAGCAAGTCTCCCATGTCGAGAGTGCTTCCATTGATGAACTGAGGCGAGAACTGGAGGCTTTGACTGGTTCGTCTGAACCTGACGTCTTACCCGAGCGGTTGAACTAATGGATGATCCAAGAATAAAACGTGGCTGGGGTGGTGGTTCAGCCCGACATAGGTTACCAGCAGGGGGTGGAGCTTACCGAGGTAGCAGTTCCAGTGTTACTCGTGCTGGAGGTTACAAGTCCGACGGTGGGTTAAATAAGATTATAAAAAAGACTGCCAGCGCCGCTTCTACCAAACCCACTCCTCCCAAGGGTTTAACCTTTAGACATGCTTCTGTTGGTGGCGCACCCATGAATCTAAAATTAGGTGGAGGAGATATAGGTGGAAGAAGAACCCCTTGGAGAAAGAGGAAGATTCTGGAATAGTCTATGCCTATACAACGGTGTACGCTAAAAGGCGATAAACAGGGATGGAAATACGGAAAATCAGGGAAATGCTATGCAACTAGAGCAGGCGCTGAACGTCAGGCCGCAGCGATCAAAGCAAGTGGCTACACGGGGCGAACTCGAAAAAGCAGTAGAAATCGCTAGAGAGATAAGGACTCGTGAGAGGTTCAATAAGTTAGATTTCTATGACCCCTACCCCTATCAACTAAACTTCCACAAAACGGGCGCAGAGGCCAACCAGAGGCTTCTGATGGCTGCTAATCGCATAGGTAAGAGTTATTGCGGGGCAGCAGAACTGGCCTTCCATGTGACTGGCCTATACCCAGGGTGGTGGAAAGGTCGAAGATACCGACAGCCAATTATCGCGTGGGCTGGAGGCATATCAAATGAAACGACACGCGATATTGTCCAATATGAACTATTGGGTTCCCCAGACGACCCGGAGGCTTTCGGTTCCGGCTCCATACCGAAAAACCTAATAATAAAGACCGAAAGGAAACCCGGTGTCCCGAACGCGAAAAGCGTGGCCTTGATTAGACACGTTTCCGGTGGATTAGACACGTTTCCGGTGGGAACTCATCTTTATTCTTCAAAGCCTATGAGATGGGCCAAGAGAAGTGGCAGGGTAGGAGTGTAGATTGCATCTGGCTGGACGAAGAGCCAAGCAGAGAAATATACTCCCAAGCTGTCACACGAACATTAGATCGTAGGGGTATGATTTATATGACTTTTACCCCTGAACAGGGAATGACGGAAACCGTCGCATCCTTTATGAATAACCTCCAATCGGGGCAGTCTCTAACCAACGCCACTTGGGATGATGCCTCAGAGAGAATCTTCTCCCAAAATGGAGAAAGAGGCCACCTCTCAGAGTCTGTGATGGAGCAGATTCTTTCCTCATATTCTCCACACGAGAGAGAAATGAGGCGATACGGAAGACCCTCGATTGGTTCAGGATTGGTCTTCCCGTTAGGAGAAGAGAAGGTGATGGTCGATCCTATGGAGATAAAGGCCCATTGGCCGAGGATCGCTGCTATTGACTTCGGATGGGACCATCCCACTGCCGTAGTATGGTGTGCTATTGACCGTGATGAGGATATGTTCTACGTCTATGATTGCTATAGAGCCTCCAAAGCAAGCCCAACTGTACACGCAGGTATGATAAGAGGCAGGCCACATTTCATTCCAATAGTCTATCCGCATGATGGTAACCGAAGGGATAGCATGGGAAATCCAGGTTTAGCCGATCAGTACAGGAATATGGGTTGTAACTTTCTTCTGGAGCATTTTACCAACCCCGCAGCACTGGGAGCCAACAAAGGTTCTAACTCTATTGAGGAAGGCTTGATGGCTATGCTCCAAGCCGTTGAAGCTGGGAAGTTCAAAGTGTTCTCAACTCTATCAGATTGGTTTGAAGAGTTCAGGATGTACCATAGAAAAGATAACAAGGTAGTTCCTTTAAGAGATGACCTCATGTCAGCAACAAGGTACGCCTTCCAATCACAACGCTTCGCCATAGCAGGGGAAGACCCAACATGGACCAAAGACGTTGAATATAGGGACTACGGAATTATTTAATGGCTCAAAAAATTACTGAAGAAGAACTGGTAACTAGGATACGGGGAGAGATCACCGATTCCCTTGGTTACATGGGAGACACTATCTCCAAGCAGAGAGAGTCTGCTATGAAATATTACTATAGCCTTCCCTTTGGAAACGAGGTGGAAGGACGTAGTCAATTTGTTGACTCTACAGTTCAGGATACCATTGAATGGATTAAGCCCTCCTTGATGCGAGTTTTTGCCTCCGGGGATCAAATGGTAAAATTTAATCCTCATGGTCCCGAAGATGTGGCTATGGCAGAACAAGCCACGGACTATGTGAACTATGTGTTTACTAAAGATAATCCCGGCTGGGAAATTATGTACTCTGATGCTCTTTTAAGTAAGAATGGTATCGTAAAAGTATGGTGGAATGAGTATGAAGAGAGTCAGCGGGAAGAGTATCATGGGTTAGATGAAGTAGCCTTTACCGCCCTTGTTAGTGATGATGATGTTGAAGTCATAGAACATACTGAATATCAAGATGCTGAGTTTAATGAGTATAACATTACTCTGCATGATGTGGTGATAAAGAGAAGTTCATCCAATGGAAGAATAAAGATTGAGAATGTTCCGCCATCTGAATTCCTGATTAGTCGGGAGGCTAAGAACATACAAGAAGCGCGATTTGTTTGCCATAGGGTTCTAAAGACTCTATCAGAACTCAGGGAAATGTATCCAGATCAAGACATCGATGTAGAAGATCTTGGTGGTGCAGGTGAGGACATGGCAGACTTTTCTGGAGAACGCCTAGAGCGTTATGCGTTTGATAAGTCAGCCCGATATTGGGAGGGCTGGGGTGGCGATGCTACCTATGGAGAGGAAGGCTTAAGAGAGTATTGGTTACATGAGTCCTTCCTGAAAACAGATTTTAATAATGACGGAATCACGGAACTCCGCAAAGATTCCGCATAAGTTCTTTGGCTTGTCCATAGCCGATCTAGTGATGGATTTACAGTTGATGAAATCTACACTTATGCGTAACCTAATGGACAATATGTACAACCAGAACTTTGGACGTTATGCAGTGTTAGAGGGGCAGGCGAATTTAGATGATCTCCTCACGCAAAGGCCGGGAGGGATTGTTCGAGTTAAATCCCCCAACGCCGTAATGCCCCTCAACACACCTGCCTTGGAACCATACTCCTTTCAGATGCTTGAATACTTGGATGGAGTAAGAGAGTCTAGGGCTGGTGTATCGAGGATGTCTCAGGGTATGAATGAGAACGCCCTGACATCTCACACCACAGCAACCGCCGTTAATGCAGTTATGACGGCTTCTCAGAGTCGTGTAGAACTCATTGCTAGGAACTTTGCAGAGACTGGCGTAAGTGGTTAAACTACGCAACGAGTGGATTCCAGTACGCCCTGATGTATGGAACGATAAGTATGATTGCACTGTGTCTGTGGCTTTAGGTCACGGCAGTAAAGATCAACAGATGATGCACCTATCACAAATGATTCAGTTCTCAGCAGAAGCCATGAAGGGTGGTTTGAGTATCGTAACTGAACAGAACATCTATAATCTGGGGGCAGCCTTGGTGAAGGCTATGGGCTTCCAGAATGTTGATGACTTCCTCACTGATCCCTCTAAGGTTCCTCCACAACAGAAACAGCCTACACCTAAGGAGCAGGTTGATTTGATGGAGGCTGAAGCTAAGAAACAGGAACTCGAAATAAAGGCCGCAGAGGTTCAGATCAAGGCTCAGAAGATTCAACAGGAATACCAGAAACTAGCGGTAGACTCTCAGTTGAAAGTGGAAGAGTTAAACCTTGAGCGAGAACAGAACAGAGCGGTTGCGATAGGGGATACATAATATGTATCTAGGGCGACCGCCAGAGGAATGGGATAATTCGTTCAAAACTAGAACTTCTGCCCAGATACAGAAAGGAGTAAATGCTTTCGGCGAAGAGTACACACCCGGTCAGTTGGGTCCAAGAGGCCCACAGCCAGGGTTTGGAAAGCCAATGCCTGCAAAAAACCCAGCATTTAATCAAATGCTTTTTGAATTTCTAGGAATAGTGGGTAACGCCAAGCAACGTGAAGAAGCACAGAAAAATGAGATGGTTTCAAGAGGAAGTTTAATCAACATGAGGAAAGACCTAGACTATATGCCAAATTTTCTAAGCAGACTATATACTGCATAATGGATAACGAAGAGAAGGAACGAAGGGCTAATGCTCTTCTGCATGACCCGCTGTTTAAGGAGATGTTCGAGGTACTAAGAAAAGATTTA